CCTTCTAGAAGACCAGTCTTTTCCCATTTGGAAACAAGTCCACGGGTTTCGGTCATGAGCTTAACCATTGGATTGGTTGTCTCAGTTAGTAGTGATTTGATGTCTGACATAATTTTCCTTTATCTGAGTTTGATTGTTGATAGGTTATTTACGAATACCGGCGAGTTTCTTGAAGCGGTTGGCCATGTCGGCTCCTTCTGCAATGACTGCTGGTTTTGTCGGCTTGGTTGATGCAACTGCTTTAGAGGCCAATCCTTCGGTGATGGTCTTGACGGTAGCGGAAGCCTTGACTGGCTCTGCTGCTTTCTTAGCACCGAAATTAAACGATTCTGCCAATGTGGCGTAAACGATTTTGGCTTCACGAACCGACTTCGTGAGGTCAAATGACTCGATTACCTTGATTTTCTGTTCTCTGGTCAAGTTGGCTTGCTTGAACAATTTGTTCGCGTAGAGCAACTTTGCATTGAGCAGATTAACTTCATTGATTCGGTCCCGTAGAAATTCAACTGCGCTACGGTATTCTGCAACTTCCTTCTTCAACGAAATGTTTTCATTAATGACTGACTCGTCGGTTTTTTCCTTCTTGTCATCGTCATCATGTTTTTCGGACTTTTCAGCCTTTTCCTTTTGGTACTTGGCCAGACCAGGAGGAAGTTTTCCTTCTTCGACTTTATCGTCGTCCTTCTTTTCTTCCTTCTCTTCTTTGTCGTCTTCTTTTAGAAGTTCGTCAAGGTTGATTTCTTCGTCAACTTCTTCGGCGGCTGGAGCGGCTGCTTCCATAGGAGCGGCCATTTCTTCCATTCCACCAACTTCATTGACTGCGGCTTCTAGTTCCTTGAGTACTTCGTCCAAGGAAGCTTCGTCAATTTCTTCACCTTCTTTGAGGTTAGAAGTTTGATCTTCAGCTTTCTTGGCTCCATCGGCCTTTTCATTTCCTTGACCTTGTGGGTCATTGGTCTTGTGGCCAGAAGTGGTCTTCTTATAATCGTCCGAAGCCTTGTGGCTGTCAGCAGCGGCTTTTGGCTCTCCTGCTGTAGACAATTTTTGAGCGTCAACGACCATATTTTTGCCTGGGTCTTCTGTTTTGTGACCCTTTGTGGTCTTCTTATAATCATCAGAGGCTTTTTCACCTTCTGTGACGTGTGATGCGCCGTGTTGAGTAATGTCAACATGGCCTGCGGATTCTGTTCCGCGAGCTTCTTCTACTTCTTCTTCAGCTTCCATGGCTGGAGCTGGTGCTGGGGCTGGAGCTGGTACTTCTTCAGCTGGTGCCGCTGCAGCAGGGTCAAGAGGAGCTGGGGCTGGAGCGACTGGAGCAACTTCTGCTTCTTCTTCCATACCTTCAACTTCCTGACGTAGCTTTTCGCTCAACATGCTTTGTAGCTTTGGTGCAAATGCTTCTTCAAGAGCAGCTTTTGCATTGGCCAGAGCAGTAGCGCGAACAGCCTTTGCGTCGGCGATTGCTTGCTTTAATAGATCTGACATAATAGTTTTATCCTTTTGGTTGATGAAACTATTAAGAGTTTCAAGTAAAAATTAAATCAAACACTCGCATTAAATAGTTAACGCATTTTTAGTTTGTGTATATAACTATATATAAAATAGAAAAACCGTCATTTTTTTATAAAAAATTATAAAAAATGCGTCCACGTATATATGGACGCATTTATTTTTTATAAGTTATTTTGTATATTATTTGAGTTTAGGAATTGCTGGGGCTGATGATTCGTTGAGATCTTTGATTTCAAAATATCTGTTCAACTTTGTTCCCATTTCTTCGTATAGTGCTTGCATTCTTTGTTCTAGTATATGTGCTTCTTGAGCGTATTTTCTGAATTCTTCGTTGCACTTGGATAGTTCTTTCATATTACGTTCTACCATAACTTTATCGAACCAACCTTCTTCCTTTTCGTCTAGTTGAGAATTTACGAATCTTTGTGCGTTTTCTGCTATCTTACTTAAAGTATGAGCCAATTCCATCAGATTTCCACCTTCACGGTATAACGACTTTCCATACTCGTTATATTTTCCAATTTCGTCTAATGCAGCTTTCTTTTCTTCGTTAGTCCATGCTTCTTCCAATGCTTTTTCTTGTGGAGCCAAAGACGAAGCGTTCACGTTTGATTGTGGATCAAACCCTTCTACCAATTCTTTCATTTTTAAGATTTTCATATTATATAAATATTTTAGATTTTTACTTTTCTTCTGGTTGATCGGGTTTCTCTGGTGTTTCGGTGGCTATTGATTTTAATGAAGATAATAGCTGTGCCATACCAAGAGTGTTTTTATAAGGAATCATTTCGTCTGAAAATCTTTGAAAATCATCAGTAGTTTTGATTTTTAATTTATCAGACAACTCAGTAGCAAAAGCATCTACGGTATTTTTTTCAAGAGCGTCTTTTAGTATCTTTTTTAATAGAAAATTCAAACCTGTCTTTGACGACAATTTTACCTTTGTTTGTTCAATTTCTTTTTCGGTTTGTTCTTTTTCTGCTTTAGCTTTTTCCAATTCCGCTTTTGCTTTGGTAGCGTCTTCTTTAGCTTTGTCTACATCTTCTTCTCCAGCTGGCTCTTCGGATGCTGGTGCTGCTTCTGGTTCTGCTGCAGGCTCTTCAGCTCCAGCGGCTTCTTTATCCGTTCCCGCTTCAGGAGTTTGCTCTGTTGGATTAACATCTCCGAGTCCTGCGACTTGAGTGTCTTTAGCCGGAGGATCTTCTGGTAACGGTGAGGTTTGTTTGTTGGTTTCATCTTCTCCTCCTAGCGGTGGTAAACTTCCGGCATCATCCGCTTCTTTTTTTAATTTTTTCTTCTTTTTCTTTGCTTCGTCGATCACTCCCCAGTTGATGCCAGTAATACGACCTTCATTTGCTTTGTTAGCAATTTCGGAGATGAGTTGTTTGAGTAGGGGATTTGTGATCTTGTTGTTCATATTTTATAAATATATACGTCTTATTATAAAATGTTATTCGGATTTTTCTGGCATATATTACCTCACTTCTGATAGAATATCACGGATGATATTTTCAATCTTCAAATACTTGTTGATATCTTTTGGATCGATTGATGCAATCACTTGACCGCGATTAATTCCTTCGTTCATTGGTCCTGGTGCAACAAAGGCTCCACGTGTAGATGGAGAAGAAACAAGGTCAAAACACAATAGTTCAAAGTCATCTTGAACTTCAACGGTGTTTTCATTCATTTGACGAACACTGCCTAAACCACGGCTGCTGATGCCAAGACGAACATTGTTCTTGATCAGTTCACGTGCTATATTACCTGATGGGGTGGTCAATAGTTCGATTTTACCAACAACGGTATCACCTTCCCAATGACATTCTAGTACGTTGTGAGATACATTCTTTAGGTTTATAACAGAGCTATCTGGATGGTCCAATTCGCCAAGAGCACGACGTTCGTTAATTACTTGTTTATATTTTTCAACTTCACGGGCCAATACTTCTTTTGGATATACACGACCGTTGTGGTTTTTCTCTCCAGCTTTCTGCAGAGGACCGGACAATACAAGAGGAGCGTTCGGATTAGAACGTGCTTCTGTAAGCATCTGAGGAGAAACTTCGAATGGAATATAATCTACTAGTAGTTGTTTCATATGTTTACCTTCCTCCAAGCGGTGAAATAAAACCAATGATTTGTTGTTTTACAATTTCACCAAGAGCCATAGGATTTTTCTTTCCTTGCTCTTCTTCTGGTGGTTCAAGTATTGTAGCTGGAGGAGTTTCTTGATCTTCAGCGGGTGGTTCTCCTAAAACTTTAACTTTAAATCCTGTGTTTATATAATAATCTTTTTTGTCTTCTGCTTTCAAGATTACATAATATTTGTCCTTTAGATATGTAACGGTGATGTTTTTTACGGTGATAGTATAATCTTTTTCAGCTTGACCTATAGCTCCCTTGGATGCACGTACAACAACCTGTTTATTCAACAAGGATTTTTTTAAAGAAGTATCAAGTTCTTTTTTAGCAGCTTCTTCTTCAGCGTCTATTTTTGTTGTGAACGCATTAAAATCATTCATAACATTATAAAACTTTACATCTGGTGATGGGGCTGGAGAAACAGCGTTTGGCGAAGCTCCTGGGTTTTGTGGAGCTCCTGCGGCCGGATTATTTTGCCACGTATCTTCGCTGAGAACTTGTTTTGCGATTTCTTTTAGTTTCATATTTCAGTTTCCCATTCTGTTAATTCTCTTGGCAATTTCTTTGAGACGTTTGTGTATTTCAAGCATGTCTGGACGTGTACGAGCCCAAAGGTTGTCTGTATTATACCCACATTCTGTCTTTAATCTTTCACATATTTCAACGAGATATTCTACTTCTCTTAACATTTTCTTTGCTTCACGTATTCCATACGAAATCTTGGCATGATTTTTCATCATGTCGCTTTCCTTGAAGTTTCTGTAACGGCTGCGAGCTTCGTTCACCATTTCACGGTGACGCTTTACCTCAGTTCCGCACTTATCGCAGTGCAATACACCGTGTATATCATCTTGAGGACCAGTTTCTTTATATGTACCTTTTTTGCACTTTTCACATTTTTTACCTGTCATATCCACTGACTTGTTTTCCATGACTGCACCACGGCGAACCATTGGTAGTCTTTCTTCTTCGCCTTCTCCGACGGTGGTATCGTCTGTATCTTCTTTACCAACAACTTTACCACCTGGCATACTACGTTCAGCAGCTTTCTTTTTGCTCTTGTGTCCACGAAAAGCAGCAGGAGTCATATATCCAGCAACTGCGCCCGTTGCTGTCATTTCTTCAAGAACTTCGTCGATTAATTCACGTATGAGTGCTCTGGTATCTTTCATATGTTTTATTTTCCAGGATAGTGACCAAATAGATCATTATAATACCAATTTGCTGTACCCCAATGATCTTCATCGTAGTTTAACAAATAGTTTGCTTGTTTCTTTGCTCTTCTTGGATCGTTTGGATAAATTAATTTTCCGTATTCGTGAGCATTTTGAACAACTTGTTTATTGAATTCTTCTTGAGACATACCATCACGCATACCATTTATGAACATAGTTTTATTGAAGATGGTTTCTTCTTCATTGATTTGTTCAATGGTCTCTCTGATTAATTCTTTAAGTTCGTTGCGTGTCATATGTTTTTGAGTTCCTTGATAAGTTCATAACTCAACATTAGAGCCATGATTTGATTTTCTTTTACTAGAGTTCCTTTGGTAATCTTATCCAGCTGGTTCAGGGTTTCTTCCAACTTGATTTTTACTACCTCGTTGTTAACCTTTGACATAAGTTCAAATATCTGTTTGCGAACTTCTGGAACTTCAGCGTTGATATATTCACGCAACGAGTTTGTATTACTTACATTATTGATATATTCACGTATAAGAACCTTTTGCTTGTCGTCCAATCCTTTGTATTTCTCGTTGAATGAATCAACCAAAAGTTTGTAAGCCAGTAAACGAACTTCCTCGTTTTGTTGTTGATATACTTTGATAAGATCTTTCTTTTCTTCTTCGGATATAACTCTAGTTGGTGTTTTTGATACCAACATGCTTTCTGTTATACATTCACGTGCTTTAAATACTTCTCTTGGATCACAAACAACGTCATTTACGTTTTCTTCAAATATCTTGTATATACTAGCTAATACTTTATAGTTTGATATACTACCACTTAAAAAATCATCGATGGGATATGATTCTTTTATTTCTTTAATCAAATCATACTTTTGTTGGTTCAAAGACTTTTCGTCTAATTTTTTGCGTGTCTTTATGATAGTTTCAAGTAATCTATCAGCAGATAGTTGATCTTTGACCTTGTCTTCTAGTATGATGCGATACAAACGATTCTCTTTTCCAAGTTCTGTAGCTTCGTTGAAATATTTACGAAGGATATAATTTGCCTTTGAATCTTCTTTACCCGACAAAATGTCAGCGGTAACCTGACGAACCAAGAGCTCGAACAAAATTCCGGCGTTCTTGAATTTAGAATGCTTGAGTTTCTTCATACAATTTAGTTATAAATATATTATACAAGGATAAAAACGAAGGTTTATATAGGTTTATCTTCAATAATGATGTTAGACTCGTCTAACATCGACTTATCTTCTGATATTACCTTCTTATTTGCCTTTTCATATCTCTTTTTTAAGGCATTTTTTATATTCTTCAGGTCTTCATCCAAAGAGAGGGCAGAACCTCTGTAATTGTGTCTTATAGACCTGTCCGACTTAGACTTTTCTTTATTTTCTTTATCTCCTAAAGGATCTTCACCAAAATTCTTGGTGTGGTTTGAAGTATATTTTTCTTTATTTCCAGTTTGATCACGTTTTCCTTGTTCACGTTCTTTTCTGGTTTCTTCCTCAAGCGGAGGTAATCCAGCTTCTCCACCACCGGCTTCTTCACCACCTCCCCCACCCGCTTCTGCCCCTCCGCCTCCACCAAGATCAGAAGTTTCACCACCTTCAGACTTTTGTCCGCTGGTAGCTGGATCATTACCCTCTTCTTCGATCTGGGTTCTACGCCATTTTTCCTTCTTATCTTTAATTACTTCACTTTCTAACTCTTCTACTTCGTCGGAGGACATATTGAATACTTTACCATATATCCACTTTCTACTAAACATTTCAGCTTCAATCATGTCTGAAGCTACGCTCATCTTTTCTTGCCAAATGCTGATTTTTTCTTGTTCAAAGATGGTCGATGGATTGCTCAACTCAAGTTGAAAATCAACCAACGAAGCGTCTTGATATCCTTGAACATACAAGTGAACGATAGCAATCTTGGTCAGCTCAGAAATTATAATACGTTGAATACGACCAATTGTTCTACTAAAACGAACATCTTCCGCTGCTAATGTAGCTTTACCCGAAATATTTTCTTCATATCCAAGAAAAGCCTTTGGAATCTTGAGAGCAGCCATCATCTTGTTGCGCACATACTCAAGATCATCAATACCTGTAAAATCCATGCCAGGTAAAGTGTCAATATTGGTACCACTGTCGCCGCCACGAACTGGTAGATAAAAGTCTTCTACCATATTGTTTAGATTGAAACGGAGGTTATAATCTCCTGTGCGTTCATCGACATATGGAACTTTCTTTACTTGGCTTATAATCTTTTGCATAGCTCCGTCGATTTCGGACGGAGGAAGATTGCCCACGTCAACCTTGAAGATACGTTTTTCTGGAGCACGCATGATGCGGTGAATCAACATAGCGTCTTCCATCAAACTTAACTGTTTCCATACACGACGAGCTGGTTCAACCATACTCTTACCATATGGTAGGAAATTGCTGTCGCTTAAAAGACGAAAGTGAGCGATTTCGAAGTTTTCATACTCCATACCACCACCAAGGCCGTCATGCTGATATTTTACATAGTTAAGATTCTTTGGATCACTGCCTTCGACGCGTGTGATTTCATATGGACTGATGGGGTGTACCAAGTATACACCATATTCGGGCGATATTTCCAAACGTAAAAAGAAATCGCCATATTTACACATATTTCTTGTCCAACTCCACAAATTGAATTCTATGTTTAATATGTCATTGAAAAGATTGTCTAGAATCTTTTTGATATTTTCGTTTTGAGAACGTATCGTTAATACATTACCATATTCGCTTGGAACAAGACACTCGTCGGAATAAATATCCAACGCAGACGCTATGATAGGATCCATATCCATAACATCATAATCTCTGAATAATTCTAACCTAGCCGCTTGATATGCCATCGACATATCACGGTTGTGTAAGTTGTATGTACTACTTCTTAAACGATTAAAACGATCACGCAAACTGTTTCTGTCTGTTGCGTATTGTATTTCATCCGTGTCTACAATCTTCAGATTTTTTCCGCCCACATTGCGGACTATAACGTCCGTGCTGAACATCTTTTTCAGCCTATTGAATAGATTCTTTGTGTCTGCCATAAGTTTATCTGTATATATATGGGGCGGTTACTATATAAATATAGAACAATACTATTTTTATATAGATAATAACATCACTTCTGTATAAGCCATCTTAAATCTATTTTTTCTCCACCACGAATATTCATTTCCCAAGAATCTTTTGCTATTCCGTATACATTGTCCGTTTTTCCGGTCATCAATGGCTTAAAATTATTTTTAATAGATTCGTTGGAAGAAGAACCAAGCCTTGTAAGAATGGTTTTCATTATAGTATCACTATCTTTCCTAATACGTAATGCAACGTCTCTAATCCATAGTGCTATACCCATCGATAATACAAGATCATCATTATACCCATCCATAGCTTCAGCCTTAGCACTAACACCCGCGGATTTCCATATAAAAACATTAAGCTCTTCTATAAGACGATTGCTGTGTATTATAACTTCTTTATTTCTAAAATAACTTTCAAGTTTTGATATAACAAGTGGACGAGTTTTGTTCGACGTTGTGAAACCAGGTGTCATCTTCTTTTCTTGAGTATTGATCTTATTGGTCATTTGATGTTCAACGTCAACATACTGAAGATCTGAAGAACTATAAAATAGATTAGCGTAGTTAGCATCCAATACTTCTTGTATAACCGCCCAACCAACGTTTGCGTTTTCTATAACTAGCAAAGCGTTGTTATATTCAGTTGCCATTGTGATAAGGGCTCTTGCATAATCTTTAGTAGGAAGTTTACCCTTATATTCAGCAACCTGCTCCATCGTTTCTACCTCAAGTATTTGAGCAGCACTAAAGTCGGATGAATCTCCACGAGCAACGTCGGCAGAAACCATATACGATTTGCCTGGTTCTGGATATTTGAATATCCAATATCCCTTATCTATGCCACGTTTTTCCAATGGTTCACATACGTGAGTTTTTGTATACAATTCAAGAACTGGTATATCAACAACTGTATTACCAGATGTACTAAATTCGCAATCGCATTCTTGAGCCGCTCCCTTTTCACCAGACAACTTGGTTTGTTCATCACGCCATTTTTGGTCACGTTCTGGGTGAAGATGCCAAGGAAGACGTATTCTGTTCATATCGTTCAGTCCTTGCTCTGACTCCATCCATAGTTTGTGGAAGAAGTTACCTACACCGTTTGGAGTTGATAGGATAATTGCTTTACCGCCAGTAGATAGTGTATATTGTGCTGACAACCAAATTTCTTCAATTCCATCGATAAAGGCAGCTTCGTCTATGATCAGCAATGAAAGTGCGGACGAACGACCAGATGTACCAGCGGACGAAGCCGCTTTGATCTGAGAACCGTTCTTTAGCTTCAACGATAGTCGATTATCTTCAACTGCTGGAACTTTCAGCCAGCTTGGTAGATTATCATTTCCAAATCTAACCTTGGTTACAATAGCTTTGGATGTTTCTTGTGTAATACTTAAACACAATATTTCCTTGTCGCTGTGAAATGTCATAAGCCACAAAGAATAGGCAGCCACAAGCGTGGTAATACCCATTTGTCTGGACTTTAGTATTATGTTTTGATTGTGATTTACAAAATCACCAAGAGCATTATCTTGGAATGGATATGTAAGAAATGGAAGTGTACCGCGGGTTGGATGTTGAATCTTGACATACTTTTTCATAAAGTATATCGGATCTTTGGCACATTTGGCGTATTCAATCCTGATTATATCTTTAATATTCTGTGTTTTGTTATCCGCCATAATAGTTCAAAAATCTGTATCTAGAATAAAGCGGATCGGCGTGCCCAATAAAAACAATATCTGATATAGAATCTCTTACACTTTTTCTGAATTGCCGAGCTGATACATCCAGTATCTTTCCTTCAACCTCCACCCAATCATGATTTACTTCATATTCATCTTGGCCGTCCCAACAATCACAATCCATATATTCTTCTGCATCTGGATCATCCAATATAAAATTTCCAACGACATGCTTGGCACGAATTCCTTTATTGTTTAGTTCTTTTGCTAAATCCTTGGCAATAACTTCACACCGTCCTCTTACATCTGGATATCTTTGAATGATTCGCTGGGACAGTCCGGCGATAATATCGTCTTTAGATAAGAGTTCCATTAGGATATTCATCTTATCTATATATATAAAATATTAAAAATATTTTGTATTTTTATAAAGATTTGAGTTGATTGCATACAACATTCCGAGAGGATTTTCAAATCCATCTGAATATTCAAATTTATAATTAAATCCGCACGACTTCAACTTATCAAGAATTTTCTTCAAGTTTTTTCCATCGTTATTATGATATTCCAACGCAATTTTTACCACACGATTTGTCAAGAAATCGGACTCCAGAGTTTCGAATAAATCATATTCCGCTCCCTCTATATCAACTTTCAAATAATCTATCCATACGACGTTATTATCTTTGATATAATCAAGTATATTGATATGAGAAACGTTGGTTTCCGATGAATCTGATTTTTTAACGTTACAATCAAACAAATCCTGCTGGAAAACAAAATTTACAGGAAAAGAAGAAACTGCTTTGTTTGTAAGTCTGTAATCTTTTCCAGCGTTCAAATTTTCATAACATTTCTTCAAATCCTTGTTTGGTTCAAATGCGTGAACAACACTTGCTCCTTTTTGGAAAGCATACCTTGAAAACATTCCTACGTTAGCTCCTATATCAAATACAATGTCATTTGTTCTTATTTTGACATTTTCAAATTCATAAGTTTTTCTTACGAATATCTCAAAGAATCCAAACCCGATAGCAAAGTTATTTTTTAATTCATTCGGAACAAGATAGTTCAAATTTCTATTTTCTTCAGAAAAGCATGTATCATCATAAGGTTTGCCCGAGTTTATAATTTTTTCAAATAGCAAATCTTGATAGTCGGCGTCATATATTCTAAAAGACTGATTTGGTACGTCATATGCGTGAGAGAAAAAATATTCATTCCCCTCAATTATTGAAATGTTTTGGTTGTGAAATACCAAACCGGTAAAACAATCTACTATTTTAATTACAACCTCTTTTTTAAATTGGTTGTTTGAAGTAAAACGAATTCCTTTTCCGTCTGGAGTATATCCAATAAAGTTTATTAGGGTTTTTACTCTCCTACTTGGAAAAGAATCTCTTAAAACAATTTCTCTAACCAGCAGTTCTTTTGACGCTATTTTCCAGTCGTTTGTATAAATATCGATAAAAAATCCAGAAAATTTTGTTTCAACAATTGATTTATTATTTAAAAGATCAAATGAGTAAATTTTGTTACCAATGACA